GCCAAGACCTTCGGTCAAGACTCAGATTCATACGAGCGACAGTCTAAAATATCCGGAAAGAACACGGCAAATAACGAAATCGGCGTCAAGATATCCGGTAAAGCAAGGACCAACTTAGAGAGAGAAGCAAAGATAGCCGGGAAAAACGCCGATTCAGGTGAGATACAGTCAAAGATAGTAGGTAAGGACACATCAGAAGCGAGCCGGTCGGCTAAGGTTTTTGGTCAAGACTCTACTAGCGACGAGAGAAATGTAAAAATAGCTGGACAGACTGCGACATTAGATCAAAGGTTTAGTAAAACCATCGGCAAGGATACCATAATATCAATCCGACCCCTAAAAATCTCAGGTCAAGATTTTAGCGAAGATTATCGGGATGTAAAGATAACCGGAAAAAAATCAGCAGATAGTGACAGGTTAGCAAAAATACACGGAAAAGGTGTTGATACCAGTATCAGAACCTTAAAAATTACAGGTAAGAATTCCAGCACGTCAGAAAGCGCCGCTAGGATAGTAGGAAGTATAGACACCTCATCACAGCGTCAGACGACCGTTAAGGGGCAATCTACGGCGTCTAGTGATGTACTTGTGAAAATAACCGGCCAAGACTCTAGTTTTATTGCCAAACTCGCGACTATTTACGGAAAAGACATAACAAACTCACAAAGATCGGCTAAATTGGTCGGTGTAGTTGGATCAGGGCTAAGTCAAAGAAGCGCAAGAATAAAAGGAAGCAGTAAATGGTACAAACCAGACCCTAAGACCATGTCCTCAGACAGCCCGACAACTTTTCAAACATCAAACCCGACAGACTGGTACGAACCAGACCCCAAAACACCGATGACTCAGAATGATGACGGTTTCAGTAAACCCTATTGATTTTTTATCTTGTGCTATACTTTTGTTATATAGCATAGAAATTATATAAAGGATTAGATTTTATGGCTATAGTTTCAGGACAAGCAACAAGTAGGAGAGGATATTTAAGTCAAACCGAGTTGGCACAATTTGCCAATATCACGATCGTGGATACTAGCGAAGCTGATGACGTCATTTCGCAAGCGGAGGAGATACTAGATTCATATATACGGAGAGCAGATAAATTCATATCACGAAGTTTTAAGGGGGTCGCTACTGATGGCGGCTCAGAAAAAACCACCATTATTGACACTTCCGGAGATACACCTTTCACATTCGATGATGGGTATTTCACGGGGTGTGAAGTTGAGATAGTAGCCGGGACAAATGCCGGAGAGCGTCGCAAAATTTCTGGATATGACAAATCGACCCAAACAATAACCGTTGCAAATGCTTTCACTTCTCAGATTGACTCTACTTCGGTATATCAAATTTACCAACTGGGGCTATTTCCAAGATATGAAGACGTTTTTCACCTAGACTCGATTTATTATAAAAGAATCCCGGAATCAATAAAGAGGGCTACGGCCGCGCAAGTTGAATACATAATAGAGAAGGGTGATTCGTTTTTCAAAGGTGGTGCAGATTTCAAGTCAGAATCAATTGATGATTACAGTTACGAACGTGGTGACGGTTCGACCGGTAAGGCGGCATTGATCGCGCCGAAGGCTAGGGGATTTTTGAGGGGATTCCTTAATCGTATCGGCGAACTGAAAGCCGAAAATCCGACGAACCTATGAAGCATTTTTTCAACGATACTTTACTAATTTATAACGAATCCGGACGCGATGAATATGGCCGGGCTTCGTGGGGTTCGGGAACGGCTGTGGTTGGTAGGTTCGTGGAGAAGTCCAAACTGCTATACAATCCAAAAGGAGAGGCGGTTATGGCCGACGCTTTGATTCATATCCCGTCAGACACGACTATCGATGTGGGTAGTAGGGTTGTTTATGGTGGCAAGGATTATAGAGTCCTAAAATACAACAAACCAGAGGATCAATTCAGCGCTAGATTTATAAAGGCATATTTACAGGTAATCATCTAACCATGCTTAAAGTAACCATTGACACCAAAGATTTAGACAAAGTCCTCGACAGGCTATTAGAATCAGTCGACAGGATTTCAGATAAGGCATTGATGGAGATGGGCGACGGACTATTAAGTGCTTCATCTAAGGAAGTCCCCCACGATGAGGGAACACTACAGGCTTCCGGGGTTGTGGAACCAGTTAGAGATGGTGTGGAGGTTGGATACCATACACCATACGCCGCAAGGTTACACGAACACCCGGAATATCGTTTTCAGAAAGGAAGGAAGGGTAAATACTTGGAGGATCCGTTGAAACACAATTTATCAAGGTGGTTGAATATATACGCCGCCGAATTAGAGTCGCTTTTATGATAATTGATGACATAGCTAATCACATAGTTGACCAAGGTATAAATCTAACCTTGGGTACTGATTTATTTAAGGGGTTCTTACCTGATAGCCCTGATGATTGTGTTGCGATATTCGATACTGGTGGCATTGAGCCAGATAGGGACATACCAACTGGCGATCCAACCTTCCAAATAATTGTTAGGAGTACCGATTACGAAACGGCGGATACTTTGATTAACTCTATCGTTGACCTACTACACCAAAAACGAAACTCAACCATTGGTACTACATATTATTACTATATTTATTTGTTAGGCGAAAAGGGACACATCGGCCGGGACGCCAAAAACCGGGACGAATTTAGCGTCAATTTTCATTGTAAGATTCGCAGATGATAACCAAACATGGCAAGCCCTATCGAGAATTCAGGTGTAGCAATTGCCGAAGATTGCTAGCATTGGAATATATTTACGCCGGTCGGTTATCTATAAAGTGCGAATGTGGAACAGTCAATGATATTGAAGTTAAGTCAGCAAAAGGTGTACTATTAGATGAAGCAAAGATCAAGCCTACTCAGTTATTATCAAGTAGCAAATCAAAGAAAGGGGGTGAATAAATAAATGGCCAATATAGACAATGTCAAATTAGGGCCGTGTTCTGTCAAATTCAACGGTGTTGATGTGGGGCATACTAAGGGCGGTGTGACCGTTTCTTACGAACCCGAATATCACGATATAACCGTCGACAAATACGGCAACACCGTAGCAGAGAAAGTCCTCATCGGTGAAAGTTTGAAAGTTACCGTGCCTCTAGCAGAAAGCACTATTGCTAATATGCTGGTCGCCATTCCGGGCGCAGAGAACGCCGGATCAGGTGAAAAGGTAACTATAGGTAAGGACGCAGGGGAAAGGATGTCCGCGTCAGCTAACGAGCTGGTGCTACACCCATTAGCCAATTCCGAGGCTGATTTATCCGAGGATGTGGTTCTCCACAAGGCAATCAGCGCCGAAGGTTTTGAATATAAATTCGCAACCGATGGTGAACGTATGGCTGAAATAGTTTTCCATGCGCTACTCGACGAGAGCAAATCAGACGGAAACCGTTTAGGTTTCATCGGGGACAGTACGGCTTAACTTTAAGACAATTGAGGTCTACAAGGCCCGTCAAAAGTTTATGAATACACAAAAACAAATAAAATTAGGTGATGACGTTTATGTTATTAGAAAAATGCCACTCAGGAAGTACGCGGCATTTTTGGAGGTTTTAGATCAATTACCCGAAGATGTTAAAAAGGACATCGGAGCCATTGACCTAACCAGTAACGACGAATTTTTATCAAGCCTTCCGCGTTTGTTAGCTAAGGCCTTTCCACAGATGGTGAAGGTCTTGTCTGTGGCGTCTGATATCCCAGAAGACAAACTAATGGATGAGTATGGTTTAGCAGAAGCCGCGCTTGTAATCAGAGCTGTTTTTGAGGTCAACGATTTTTTACAAGTAAAAAACGCGCTAGTCGCGGCGTTTCAAGGAATCAAGCAAGCGACCGCGACCGAACAAAAAACAAGCACACAGGCAGACAAAAAAACTGGCTAATGTCAGTCGTTGATGTGTTAGCTAGTCAATACGGGTGGACGATGGACTATATTTTAGATAAGGTCTACCCGGACGAAGCGTTAGAGCTAACCCGAAGAATCCAGACTAGGACAAACTCGGATTATCTATTACAGTTAGCCATCGTGTCGAATCCTTGGTCAAAAGACCCTAAAGCATTAGTAACCGAATTAGAACAAAGAATAGACAGAGAGGTGGAGCTAGGTGGAGATGAACCCGATCACGCCGGCATAGAGAGATTAAAAGGACACCTCGCAAGTAAAAGTAAGAACATTCGGGTAAAGTAAAATTATGGGAAAACATATTCACGAAGGAAAGTATCACAACAGTAAGGAACGAAATGCCGCAAGAAGGGCAGAATTTCGTAATTACTGGAAAAACTTAAAGGCTTCTGCTATTGCGCTATTAGGCGGAAGGTGTGTTCGGTGTGGATTCACCGACGAAAGGGCTTTACAGTTCGATCATATAAACGGTGGTGGGGTAGCCGAAAGTAAGACAAGAACTACAAACCATTATAAGAATATAATAGAAAGTGTATTAAAAAAAGAAAATAAATATCAATTATTATGTGCTAACTGTAACTGGATTAAACGGGCAGAAAACCACGAAGTTAGAAAGGCAAAAAAATAAACTATGGCATTATCGATAGGCTCAGTAGTTGCAAAGTTTCAATCCGACGTTGCTGATTTTCGGAAGGGAGTTTCGGAGGTGAAATCAGAAATGAACACACTAGGAAATAGTGTAGAGAGGACGATGAGAGGCGCCGAAGACGCTTCAAAAAAATTCGCGTTAGCATTAGGCGCTGGTGCTACTGCCCTAGCTGGTTTTGTCGGTTATGGATCAAAGGTTGCCGGAGATTTAGAGGCGGCACGTCAGGGTTTTGTTGCCCTTCTAGGATCAGCAGAAAAAGCCGACGCGGTAATGAGTCGAATAAAACTAGAGGCCGCCGCAACCCCTTTCGAGCTTCCGGGATTGGTTGCGGGAACTCAGGCACTAGCCGCAATTACCAAAAACGGGGATCAGGCCGTAGATATACTGTTAGATGTGGGTAAGGCTATCGCCACTTCTGGCAAGGGACAGGCAGAGCTTGACAGGGTTATTTTGAATCTTCAACAGATTGCAAGTACCGGAAAACTTACCGCTATGGATATTCGCCAGTTTCAAGGTGCTATCCCTATTTTTAACGATATAGTAGAGGCTTCCGGGCATACGGTAGCAGGACTTCAAGAGGCAGACAACGCGGCAGAATTACTATTCGAAGCGTTTAGGAAGGCCGGTCAAGAGGGTGGAATGACGGCGGAGGGTTTTACGTCACAAGCGGGGACGTTTAATCAGCTTGTATCAAACATGAAGGACAACGTGACGATATTGGCCTCAGAGATAGTCAAACAAACCGGGGCGTTTGATTTTCTTAAAAATGCAATCGAGGCAGTCAATGGGGTGCTTGGAGACCAAGACAGCATAATCGGTGGCATTAAGTCATTCTTAGAGTTTTTGCAAAAATATGGAATTATAGTGGCAGGTGGTATTATCGGCGCTTTAGTCCCTGCGTTTTACG